GTCTAAACCTAAACCGGAAGCTATTCCTATATCTGGGCCTGTTTCCCAGTATTGATATGCGATAGTAGCTTTTACTTCAACTATACCACCAGATTTAGTTAAATCATATGCTATTTCGTCCACTTTAGTAATGAATGCCCCTAATAGTGTGTAACGCCTTACTATATTTAATTGATCATCAAATAACGAAAGAACGATTTTATTTTCATTTAAATCTTTTGGCTCCATACTTCCAGTTGAGTCTCTTTCATTAAACGTACTGGACATAGAGTTTTCTAAAAAGTTTCTTAGCATGTAGTTTTGTGTACAGTAAAATGTAACGTTCCATGCGTTGTTGCCTTCGAATTTTACGGTGCCCGGTATTTGAAAATCTAACCCCATAAATGGAGCAGGTGTAGTACTAATTGTTTTGCTTGGTAAATTAGCTGTTTTTAAAAATATTAAATTGTCTTCTTCTAAAGAAACACCATTAACATCAAACGTTGTAATTCTAAATTGAAAATCCCGCGCAAAACCATACCTTGACGCATTACTGTAAAAGTCTCTAATTGTTTGCCCCTGTACGTTTGACATATAATATACTTATAATTAAGATTGTAATAAATCTTGAGAAGTAACGTATTGATAGCCTATAGTGGCTTGTACCTTGGCTATATCCCCACCAGCTGCCGCTGTATATTCAATAGCCCCCACATTTTGTAGAAATGCCCCTATTAAATTGTATTTACGCAACACAGAGGTAGTATCTTTGTTTGGACCAGAGTTGTTTAATAAATGTAACTCAATATTACAATCCCACCAATTTGGTTTATTGGACAAAGATGTATGTTCATCAAATGTGTCTACCGACCATTTTTCTAATACGTTTCTTATTATATAGTCTCTATCACAATAAAATGTTACTGCCCAGCTTGATGATTCCGTGTATTGGGCTACCATTGGTATTGTGTATTTAAACGATTTAAAGTCTACTGAAGTAGTAGATATAGTACGTGTGGGTATTGTGCCATTTTGCGCATATAAAAACAGATTATCACCTTTTTTTGTACCAGGTGTACCACCATCTGGCCTGTATATATCTTCACTACTTCTTGATATAGAATTAATCCTAAACAGATTAGTACGTGCAAATCCGCGGCTTGTTGCTGTTTTGTAAAAGTCTGTTATACCTCTATCCATTTATAATACTTAATGTATGTACATAAAAAAAGCCCTGCTTTTAACAGGGCTTTGAATTAAAACTTTATATTATTTAACGTGTCTCCAGTATTGGTAAGCTAATTTAGCTGTGAAGTCTAATGGTTTACCAGCACCTGAATTGTCGTAACCAGTAACCGCACCTAAGTTTACAATATACACACCGTAAAGCTTATATGTGTTAAGTACTTTCTGGTTTTCATCAATTAAGTCAAGTTGAATGACTTTGTCTGTACCACGTAATGAAAGATCGCCAGTACTTGTATCGTCATTAAATACACCATTAATTTGCCAATCTTCAAGTTTCTTACGAATTACACCTTTAAGATCGTTGTAAAACTTTACTTCCCAACTATCCGAACCAGTATAGTCAACAGTACCCGGTACATTGAAGTTTAGTCCCATGTAAGGTACTTTTTGATTAGAAATTTGCCGATCTGGAAGTTGCTTTGTTGTAATATAAACAAAATCATCTTCGGTGAATGTATCTTGCCCAAGAGAACGAACACGCATCATGAAATCCCGTGCAAATCCGCGCTCTTGTGCCACGCGATAGAAATCCTGTATAGTCTGAGACATATGTAACAATATTTATGGTTAAACGCTGTCTTTATTTAATGTTTTACTAAAAGATATTATTATAGAAGCTCGGTAAAGTCTTGAGATGTCTTAGTTGCGTAGAAGTTTACTAAGATAAACTCAGCTGTTCTAACAGGCTTAATATAAATGTCTACTACCAACGTGTTATCATCAACAACAGCGGGTGTGTTGTTTGTTGCATTACACACTAGCAAGTAATCGTATAATCCCTGTGTGTTACGAGCTAGTTCAAACAATGGTGTCAATGTATTGACTACTCTACTTTGCGTGAAAGTAGTATTTGGTTCAAATATAAAGAACTTCATCGTTTGGTTTGTAGCTTTTTCTAAATAAAGGAACAAGCGACGTACGTTAATACGATCAAATGCACTTGGTGCTTTTAACAAGGTCTTTTGACCAAATACTGTAAACCCCTCATTAGGGAAATACACTACAGGGTTAATAGATACTTTATAAAGCAAGTCACGTTGTTTTTGCTGCGGGTTAATTGCAATATCACTTACACCGGTAATGATACCGCGGTTTAACCCTGCAGGAGCTGTCCAGACGTAATTGTTTGCATCGCTTGCTGTAGTCATTGCTGCAGCAAAACCGGAAAACGGTAACCAAACACTTTGGGAAGTAAATATATCTTGCGCCATTACCCAGTTACCATACGTTGTAGCATAACTTGTATTAATGGTACCGTAAAGGTTACGTAGTGGCCAGTAAATGTTTTGCGAGAAGTTGTATTGTTTGTTGCTGAGTGTCTTATAATTTTGACCAGTAACAAAAATATGACGTATTGGATCAGAGATAAAATAATGATCTTTACGGCGTTGACTTGCAAACTCGACAAATAAGTTTGTAATTGTTTGCCAGCCTGTTACTAAATCGTTACTTACTACATTACCATCAGAAGCACTGAGTGCCTGCACGCAACCTAACAGAGCGGTAGATACTGCTGTATCATCATATTGTGTGCTAGCACCTACTACATTTTGCACTGCAGCAATGGTAGATAGACCTGCATCGAGTGTAATGTCAATATCTATTACATCTGTATTTTCTGCAGCATTAAGAGCATATGTAAGTTTTTGACTGACAACACCAATTTCTTTAGCACCATTAAGCGGTAAAGCGTTAGAATATGTACCCAACGCATAAAGGTTATTAGCAGCTAAGAATTCTGTAGTGTTTCTGTTTGTAAGGAAAGGAAGAGCTGTAGAATTAAATGAGTCTGAGGTGTCAGTTAATGTTGTTGTTTTAAATACTCTTATTTGTTTTGTCGAATTACCGTTTACGTCTAACCAACCTAATGTATTAGAAATATTAGGATTAATAAACACTTCAATATTATTTGAAGCATTATTAATAGTTGTCTGCAAGAAACTAGACTTTGGCACACCACCGTTTACATCTTGTATTGTACGGTTAACATAGAATGAACCAGCATAACCTTCTTGTAATACGTATTGTAGTTGTGTAGTATTTTGCGAGAACGGAGAGGGGCGTAATTTAAACAACGAAATAATTGCACTATCGCCATATCCAGAAGCTGCAATATTATATGTTGGAATGTTTTCAATATCTTGAGATAGACTTTGAATATTAGCTGAATATGCAGCTGATACTGTAAAACCAATACGGGATGGTGGTACAATGGTATAAGACGAAACATCTGCTGCTTGGCCATTAACGAAGTAACTTGCCCCAACTGAATACACCTTAATAGCATCATCGTATGGTGTTGTTGGGTTATTGCTGAAAGAATCGCCGATGTTTACATAATAACCTTGAAAATTTTCATCAATTGTAGTTTTTGCTGTGTTAACTACAATAATACCTGCACTACTAAGACTGTTTACAGCGCCTGCACCTTGTACTGTAAATGCACTTAAACCTGCTGTGCTACCACCAGTTGTAGACCAGTTAATACCGCCTTGATTGATAGCATTATATTGATCTGTTGTTAACGATATAAGAGCGGGTTGTCCGAAATAATAACCTGCTGCATCCGATAGAGGATATAGACCTGTTGACCATGTAGCTGAAGCGCTTGCATATGAAACGGAGGGTATCGGTAAAACCGGGTAAACTAATGCACTATATGTACTTGATGTACCTTCACCAGCATTTGCGCCGTAAGGTAAACGAATTGCTTTAATTGTTGGATTACCACCAGCATTAAAAAGTTGACTTACTGAATAATAAAAATAACGTTCTGCTGCATTTGTTGGAGTACCGAACACGTTTTGGAAATCGCTTAAAGAAGCAAGCTCAACAACTTCGTATGTTGGGCCCTGTGGAGCAAAACCGGTAACTAATACGTTAGTTCCGACTGGTGCTATTGCTCTTGTAGATAGATCGATTTCTCGAATTTCTACGCCCGGTGATTGTATAGTGCGTGTAGATGCCATAATAGTAAAGTTTTCTACTATTATTTATGATATTTTAACACTAAAACCTAGTCTTTATTAAAGTAATTGAGTATTTAACTGGCTGAACGCAAACGTAAAAGAGGATTCAATCTGTTCACCGTCTCTATAATTATATGTTATTTCTCCTAAATTCGTTATAAAGGCCTTTATATAATCCCACTGTATTTTTTTATTGTTATACTCATCCAACCCATACACTGATATATTTGTTTGGTAGTTATTTAAATTTATAAACTTGTCAGGAGATACTAAGCCGTTATAGTTGTATGTGCTTTCTTTACTGTCGTTTAATACATTCAACCAATACCACAATAC